TCAATAGCGCAAGCTGAAGAGCGAGTTCAAATCCAGAACGCATTTGGTAACAGCTGTAGCTCAGACAAATCCTCAGGTAAATCCTTGGAGTTCAGCACACAGGTCGATCCCTTTACCCAGTCCGGGAGTCTGCGCATGGCTTACAAGATAGAACTCGGCCGCGACGACAGCCAAGGCGTCAACTGTGTAAAAATGTATAAGAATTCGCTTGCGATGGAAGCCATTGAGCTACGCAAGGCACAGATCGAACTGACCATCCTTGAGCGCAAGTTGATCCAGGGTAACAGCAGCAGCTCCTATGGCGACGACTGGTAGCCACTAACTAACTAAAGGAGACATAAATGAAGTTAATTTTTGATTTGGAGTGCAACGGACTACAGCCGGACACTATTTGGATGATCGCAGCCGAGGACCTAGAAGGAAATAAATACTTCTATACAGACCACGAAGATGGCTATCCATCGTTACTTGCAGGCGTTAAACTGTTAAAACAAGCGGACACGCTTATCGGCCACAATATTATCGCATTTGATTTGCCTGTTATTAAAAGGCTTCTTGGATGGGAACCGACCACCCAGAAAATTGTCGATACTATGCTCCTTTCGCAACTTAACGACTTTGAGCGCCCTCAGTTTGATCCGTACGTAAAGTCTGCTTTTGCGGGAAAACATAACATGAAAATCTGGTCTAAATTCCTGGGGGGCCAAGAAAAGCACGACGATCCTTCGTGGCTCGAGTACTCCGTCGAAATGCGTGAGCGCTGCGTATCAGACGTATCCATCAACGTGAAGATGTATCGGTGGCTGATGCAAGAGGTTCTAAAGATCCGAGAAGTCCAGCCTGCGTACGGCAAGACTCTAAAGCTCGAGCACGACTTCGCACAAGCTATGGCGGAGCAAGAAGCAAACGGCTGGCTCATGGATCTTAAGGCTGCTCAAGCCTTACTTAACCGCGTGAATGTTCGAATGGCTGAGATTGAGCTTGACGTTGAGCCTCAGCTCAAGCCTCGCAAAATCTATACTGACAAGGAACCAAGGGAAGCTAAGGTCCTCAAAGACGGCCGCTATGACCGCGTCACACGCGAGTGGTTCAAAGACAAACCCGTGCAGTCCCCATACCAGCGTTACCGAATTGTAGATATGAACCTAGGCAACAACGAAGCTGTTATGGATTTGCTTTACGAGCAAGGCTGGCAGCCCACTGAGTGGACCTGGGGCAGAACTGAAGACGGCAAGTATTTCAAGAAAGGAGCTAAACTAACGGAGGACTCTTATGAAAGTATTACTGGTAATCTTGGTCGCCTTGTGGGCGAGTGGCGCACAATGCGCGCACGCAGAGGATTTATCGAAGGAATATTTAAAAATGTCCGAGCAGACGGCAGGTTGCCTTGCCGCGCTTTCGTCATCGGTACAAATACTTTTAGATGCAGACATTCGGGAATCGTCAACGTACCCGGCGGAAACGCTCTTCTTGGCAAAGAGATTAGACAGCTGTTTATTGCTTCCCCTGGAACCACTCTTGTTTCGGCGGATTCAGATAGTAACCAACTCCGTGGAATGGCGCACTATATCGACAACGCTGCGGTCTCAAATGCAATTGTCTCAGGCTCCAACGAAGACGGAACAGACATTCACAGCCGAACAGCATCCATTGTGGGTGTCAGCCGTCCGGTCGTTAAAACTCTAACGTACGCCTTGTTGTTTGGAGCTGGCGATTCTAAATTAGGCGAAGAGGCTGGCGACAAAGGTTCAGGTAAACAAGTAAGAGCTAAAATGGAGGGAGCTTATGAAGGACTTAAACAGTTTATCGACAAACTTCAGTATTCTTGGGACATCAATTTGCATACTTATGGTCGTGGCTTTGTTTACGGTTTGGGTGGGCATCGCGTGTATAGTGAGCGTCATAAGTGCTTCAATGCTTTATTGCAAGCGTTTGAAGCCGCGGTATGTAAAGCTGCGTGCGTGGAGTCTCAGCGCCTTATCAAACTTGAGGGCTTGGATGCAAAGCTTTTAGCCCACGTACATGATGAGTACACGTACGAGGTTGCAAACAAAGATGCAAAGCGCGTAGCCGAAATCATGGAATACAGCCTAGGGCCTTACGTTACAAAGCTATTCAGTATTAACCTAAAAATGGGCGGTTCAGCCGCTATGGGCCGAGACTGGTCTGAAATCCACTAAAACAAGGAGAGTCGCATGGCGCTAACCGCGAAGCAAAAGAAGTTAATGAGCACAGATGCTAACAATCGTAAATACCTGGATCAAGAGACGGTAGTGTATAAAATCTATACGCCGTCAGGTTCTTATGTAGGGATTACAGGAAATAACCCGCTAGCCTTACAAATCCGGTGGTCCAAGCACCTCGAAGCGTTTACTAAAAAGAATGTTGTTATTACCGGCATGCAAGTGATCCACAAGTTCAGCAACAGGTTCTTGGCGCTTGAAATGGAAGCGCTACTACGACCGGAAGCTGAAATGGGCCACAATAAAAACCCTGGCGGCATAAGGGGTTATCACTGGAAATAGGAGGAGTTTATATGATATACGAATTTACGATTGCGGCACTGGTAATACTAAACTTGTACTTTATGGCTAGGTTCTATTTTATGGCTAAGGCTATAATGCATTTGAGCGCAGCTGTTAAGGCTGCAGGTGATTGGCTTGTCTACGTTGAGCGTCGACTACCCGTTGAAAAGGAGGATGTGTAATGCGTAAGATATTAATTGACGGTGACGTGCTTTTGTATATGGCCTTGGCAACTGCGCACGAGGACACTCTCGAGTCAGCTTGTGCTAGGTACACGGGCATTTTGAAAGACGTTACAGAAATACACTTTGCAGATCCCAAGGACGTTGAGTTGTACTTGTCCACAGATGGTGCAAACTTTAGAAAGAACCAGTACGAAGTGTACAAGAGCAACCGTAAAACCAGGGCGGTGCTTGAGCACTTGCCTGGGCTTAAAGACTGGGTTTTCAATACGCTTCAAGGGATCCACAGCCCAAACGGGGAAGCGGATGATTACCTGCTGATTCGAGCGGCAGACCTGGACGCGCAAGGTAATCCTTGGATTATAGCAACAGTAGATAAAGACCTTAGAACTTATCCTGGGTCCTTCTACAACCTCCGCACCCGTGACTGGTTAACAGTTTCCGAGGAGGACGCGTTTACCTTTATGATTCAGCAGTTTGTCATGGGTGATAGCGTAGACGGCATTAAGGGTTTAAAACTATGGGGCCCAAAGAAAACCGAGGCTTTAATCAACAACTACCACTCATGGGAATCTAACTATGATAAAGCCAAAGAAATCTGGCAAGACAACTACGGCAAAGGTTGGGAAGCGCCGTTCAACGAAACGTGTAACCTTGCCTTCATCAGAAGACGTGCGGTCGATCTCAAGCCACTGGACTTTGCCCACATGTCCCACGATGCTGTCCGGGCCCTGCTTCGGATTCCTTTACAGGGTCACCCGTAAAAGTGACGGCAGGTACTATATAGGCTATAAGCAATTCAATCAAAAGAACTGGGCGTTTTATATGACCAGCGCTGCGAAGCTTAAAGCCGAGATACAGGATACGGGTATAGACTACCTAGACCACTTCACGTTTGAAATGCTATTTACTTGCGGCAACAAGAGCACTCTAAGGCTCGCCGAAATAGACTTGCAACTCGCGCTTGACGTGGTCCACGATGATAATTGCTACAACACACATATCGGGCACCTTTTGTGGGCCCAGAAAAATCAATGCAGCCAAGCTGTAAAAGCTAAAATAAGGAGAATACTTTTATGAAACTGGATAGTTATCAATCGTACATTCACAAGTCTCGATACGCAAAATATTTAAGTGAGGACGCCCGTCGCGAGACCTGGCCAGAAACGATAGAACGCTATCTAACGTACTTTGACGAAAAAGGTATGTTACCACAAGCTGACAAAGATGAGCTCAGAGAAGCCATTATGAGCCTTTCAGTCATGCCCTCAATGCGTGCCTTAATGACGGCGGGTCCTGCTTTAGAGCGAGACAATACCGCAGGTTTTAACTGCTCTTATATGGCAATTGATTCGCCTCGGGCTTTTGATGAATTACTCTACGTGCTTATGTGTGGCACAGGTGTAGGCTTTAGTGTTGAGCGCCAGTACATGGCTAAGTTGCCAGAAGTTGGGTGCGTGTTTTACCCTTCTGATATCGTCATTAAAGTTGGCGATAGTAAAATTGGTTGGTCTAAAGCCTACAAAGAGCTGATCACGCTTTTATACGCAGGCCAAGTGCCATCGTGGGATGTTAGCGCTGTTAGGCTATCCGGTGCGCCTCTAAAAACCTTTGGCGGGCGAGCAAGCGGTCCCGAGCCTTTAGTAGAACTGTTCAACTTCACGGTTAACATGTTTAAGAACGCCTCAGGCCGAAAACTCACCTCTATCGAAGCGCACGACCTGTGTTGCAAGATCGCTCAGGTAGTTGTTGTTGGTGGCGTCAGACGTAGCGCTCTCATCTCTTTATCTAACCTATCGGACGATCGTATCCGCAAGGCTAAGAACGGAGCGTGGTGGGTAGATCAGCCACAGCGAGGTTTGGCTAACAACTCTGCGTGCTACACTGAAAAGCCAGAGTTTGAGTCGTTCCTTGCCGAGTGGCAGAGTTTGTACGCAAGCCGTTCTGGTGAACGCGGGATGTTCTCGAGGGTCGCAAGTCAGAAGCAAGCAGCTAAAAATGGCCGTAGAGAAGTGGATCATGATTTCGGAACAAATCCGTGTTCTGAGATAATCTTACGCCCGCAGCAGTTTTGCAACTTGTCCGAGGTTGTCGTAAGGCCTGAGGATACCCTGCAAACCCTAAAGCATAAAGTAGGGCTCGCAACAATCCTGGGTACTCTTCAAAGCACTCAGACAAACTTCAGGTACTTAAGATCTAAGTGGAAGAAGAACACCGAAGAAGAGCGCTTGCTAGGCGTGAGCCTAACAGGTATCTTGGACCATAAAGTCTTGGGTGACGCTAGCAACTCGGCTTTGCCTGGAATGCTAGAGGAGCTCAGAGATGAGGCGATACGCGTAAATAAGGTATGGGCTGAAAAGCTGGGGATTAACGTTTCAACGGCCATTACATGTGTGAAGCCTTCGGGCACCGTGTCGCAGCTTGTCGATAGCGCCTCGGGTATCCACGCAAGGTTTGCCCCGTACTACATTCGTCGGGTTCGGGCTGATATTAAAGACCCGCTGTGTCAGGTGCTTAAAGATGCAGGGATGCCGTCAGAGGTTGATATCACTTCACCTTCAACGCTTATCTTTAGCTTTCCTAAGAAGGCTCCAGAAGGCGCGACGTTTGCTTCTGAGCAGTCCGGGCTAGAGCAGCTAGAGTTGTGGAAAGTGTACCAAGATCACTGGTGCGAACACAAGCCGTCGATTACGGTTTACTATAAAGACGCCGAATTCCTTCAGATAGGACAATGGCTATACAACAACTTCGATTCCGTATCCGGGATCAGCTTCCTACCGTACTCTGAACATAGCTATCAACAAGCACCCTATGAAGAGATAAGTAAGGAAGTATACACAGAGATGCTGAACAACCACCCAGCAGATTTTGATTGGGACATCCAGGAAGAATCGGATGTTACCGAAGGCGCGCAGACGTTAGCGTGCGTTGCGGGTGTTTGCGAACTCTGAGGATACAGTCCTGGTCATGACTTTAAAGTGACCCTTTTTATCAAATAAGCTGTACAACTCGAAATAAGCGTGTAGAATAGGCTGCATACTAACCTAACTCGAGATTAAGATTATGAAAAACTGGTGGCGCGACCTTATGATTACGTGCGAGTATAACGGCCGCAAGGCCAACGTTCGCACTTTGCAAGGCTGTATTCGAAAACTAGAAGAAGACATTGAAGACAACCTCAACTCTATTGAAAGCCTTAAGCGCCAGATGGCCTGCGTTGATGGCAACCAACCTGACTTATTTAATTAACCCAAGGAGATTATTATGAAAACACTTTTATTAGTAGCGGCTCTTGCCTTAAGCACCGGTTGTGCATTTATTGAAGACCTTAAGATTCCTACGCAAGAATTCCCAACGTTCGTCCACGACGACGGTACTCCGTACACAGCCAAGCAAATCCAGGAATACGCTTATGCAATGAACTTAGCAAGCATCGGTATAATAGTGCCTCAGATGCATTGCGTACCAAACTACGGTTGTATATCCTTATGATGTTTATTTTAACGGATACACCACTTAAAGAATTTGCATACAAAGTAGT